GTGTACGGCGATAACCAAGCAATCTGCGTGACGCCAGCGATGGGCATGCTTGGCGCTTGCACGGTGTAATAGGTAACGCTCGCGTTGGTCGTAACGTTCAACACGGACGATTTGAAATCCGACGCTCCGTTGATGTTCTTCGGCCACGTCGCGCCATCCGTCCACCCGCCACCAGGCCCCGGCGGCCTAGCCTTCGGTGATGAAGGGATGGCGATGGCCATCGACACGTCGAAAGGCACCTCGTCAACCGACGTGACAATCGTGGACACGCCCTCGGGGTAGAGCCCGTCGATGTAAGGTTTGACTGAGTTGGCAACAACGGCGTCGGTGACCTTTCGCCCTTTGCTTGTGTCGCTCGGGTAGCCTACGACCGCCACCGCAAGCGAGCCGGAGCCGGCGACGCCAGGGTAAACGAATGCTTTTTGAACAATAGCGTCCGCTTGCTCGGCGAGCAGCGCAACGTGCGCCGCATTGCCGGCAGCCGGAGGGTTGCGTAACCAATCGAAAATGCGTTGGCGAAGCGTCTCGTCATCCTCAGCTTCGGATCCGCCCGTAATTCCACCAGTCGCAACGGTAGCCTTTGAGTCGCTGAACGGCGGAGGCTGCACCCAACGGAAAACATCGCCCGCCGGGTGATTGGTCGCAGCTCCCGTGTCGAGGGCCTCGATGGGTATCGTGTCGCCGCTTGCGTAGACGCCGCCAGTCAACACGCGAAAGCGAAAGCCAGCCTGGTCGACAAGCTCCGCGCCTACCGTCACCGTCGTCTTTGCGGTCGAGGTCAGGATAACGCTACCAGCGCCACCAACCGCTCCGCGCCGTTCAGGCATGCCGATGTTGTTGGCAATCCCGTCAAGCTCGTCGCCCGTCGCCGTGTCGGGCATGACCTCGTCGGCTTTGACCTGGGCATTGGCCATCGCGACCTCAATCTGGTCGCCGATGGCTTGCGCCAAAATGTACGTGTCGGTTCCTTGGCTGACGTTAGGGCTTTTGACTCCAATGCCGACAAGGCCGGCGCGGTACGTCCGAAGAAAATCGTCGCGAATATCCGACGATGATTTGACGGTAAAGTCAGCCATTAGATTTGGGTTGTCTGTTCAACTTCGGTTGTGAGGTCACGCCAACGAACTTGGGTGAAGATGGGTCGCACGGACGTGTTGACGGTGATGTCGACGACCTCGATGGTCTTTTCCTTCACCATCGCCGCGAGGGCTTGAAGGATGGTGGCCTTACGCCTGGAAACGAAGTTGTTGCCGATAACGCCGCCGGGCGTGTCGATGCCAAGCGTGTAGACGCTTGCGCTTCCTACCGTCGTCGTAAGGGCCAGTTGCACGCGTTGTGCAACGGCCGAAACTCCAACGTAGCGCCCGCGCTCGTCAATCACGTATTGGCCCGTCACGGGGTCGACAAGGCGTGTCGATTGCTGAACACCGTTCGCGTCCACAAGCGAAGTCCCTGCGTTGGATGGTGCCGCATCGGGAACACCAAGCCCCGCCGGCGCTTTGCCAACGGGCGACTTGCCGACGCCAATCACGTGAGTCCACCCGTCCCTGTGCCGGTGACCGGAGCGGGTCCGGTGCCCGTTGCCGCCGTGCCTGTGACGTCAACCGTGACCGTCGCTTGCAAAAGGTAGTTGTGAATCGCCTGAGCCATGCGAGCCATGGCTTCACGGCCTGCCGTGTCCGTTGCTTGCACGCCCGTCGCTGAAATGAGCGCGGAGGCTAACGTTTGCGGATTGAGGGCCATTACAGGGGGCAGATTGGTTCGGGGAGCGTGAGCGACGGAAGTGACGGAAGCGTTGGCAGTGACGGCAACAACGGAAGGCCAGGCATCGCAATCGACGGCAACGAAAGCGCCGGGTCGAACTGCGGCAACATGATGGGTATTCCGAACGAGAGAGATGGCAGTGACGGAAGCGACGGCAACAACGGAAGGCCAGGCATCGGCAACGTTGGCAAGGACAACGTTGGGTCAAATGCAGGCAGCGTGATGGGTATGCCGAAAGCTAAGGAAGGCAAGCTAGGCAAGCTCGGCAAAGTCGGTAGTCCGGGAATGCCTATCGTGGGGAATCCGCAACTCATTCGATTTTGACTTTGACCGACGGCGCCGCCGCAACGCCCGTTGGGCCACGCACGGCCGTCAACACGGCGGCGTTGCCAATCATGACGCCAGAACCGTCGAGAAGCGTTGTGCCCGACCCGACAAGCGCAATGTCCCCGCTTGCACGAAGAGTCAGAGCTGCGTTTCCTGCCGTGATGGTCACACCATCCTCGTCGGCGATGATTCCGAAACCTTTGCCGTTGATGGCCACAAGCCTGTTCGCGTTCGGGTCGAGGCTGACGGTCATCCCATCGCCCGAGCCTGAGTTACCGGCGCGCGTGTAGAGATGAATTGAGCCGTCTTTTTTCAAGAAAACGCGCCCCTGCGAATTGCCGTTTTCGCCCGGCGCATACATGCACGTTTCGCCGTAATCGAGGCTGGCGTAGAGCCCGTGACAGCGCACGTCACGGCTTCCAATCACGCAATCGCGGTCGCTCGCCCGCAAAATAACAGCCTGCGGACCGCCCTTATCGCGCTCGGGTTTCGATGGCCGTGAAGCAAATCCGATGTGCTGCACCCACTCGGCTTCAACGCTTTCGGTGACGTCGCCCTCCTCATCGCCAAGGATGGCGAGGATGGTGTTGGTGGCGGCGTCGCGAACCGTATTTAGGATTCCAATTCCGCGATCCCAAACCGGTTTGAAAGCTAGAAAATCCATTAGAGGCGAAGCGTGTTCGGTCGGATGAGCGTGAGCGTCGTGGTCGTGCCGCCGCTGCGTGATTTGTGATACTCGATGCTTTTGACCCACATGGTTTCATGCAGGTTTGCCACGTCGTCGTCGACTTCGACCGTGGTATCAACGGCCCACGAGCGCCCGTCTTGCGTGTGCCCGGCTACAACGTAAACGCATTGAAGCGCTTGCATTTGCCGTGACGCCATCTCGCGTTTCGTGAAGTTGATGAGCTGTTTTAGATTGTTGGACTCTTGGTCCATGATGAACATGGGCCTCGCTCGCGGGTATGGGTTGCGAGCACTCGGAGCGCTACCGTCTTCAAAATCAGCTTCTGTGATTTGATACGCCTTTGGAAAACGCTTCAAAACCTCTTTGACGCCAGGCACCGGTTCACCGTCGAGACCTAGCCCCACAAGTTCGTTGACCATGGCGCAACGGATGGTTGCTCGCGGAAAGTCCCCGCCGCCTCCGCGACCGCCCGCAATGATTACGCTCGGCTGTTCGGTGCGCGCATGTTTGACCGAGCCGCTAATGATGTTGTTTTCCGAGCCGCGACCGGGGCCGCGACGACGAATCAACCTGTAAATCGGCTGTTGTGAAAAGAACGGTTTGCCAATAACAACGCCCGTTCCGTCGGCTTTTGCCCAGATGTGCAAACCCTCCCGCTTTGCGATACGGGAAAGAAACTCGTACGCGCCTTCGTGGGGATACGGTTTTGTTTGATGTTGTTGAGCGCTGCTGAGTGAGCCACCTTTGGGCTTTTCAAGAACGACTGTGCCAATGTACGGCTTGTTTTTTACTGCATCAAACATCACCGCTTTGTATTGGACGTATTGCTTCGGCTGCTTAGGGCCTTGCAACACGGTGGTCTTGTTCTCTACTTTGCCCGTTTGCGCATTCCAGGCTTTTGCGGTGTGAGTAATAGTCTCTTTCTGCTTTCCCTTCTTGTAATTCTTCTTTTCCCCAAACTTGTTTGCGGAGCGAATCGACCTTTCCGCATCGTTGTCGGAGGAAATCACCGTCAAACCAAACGGTGTGAGCACCTTGGTTGCCACGTCAATCAAGGATTGCTCGGGCGTAAAGTTCATGTACGGGTCGATGCTTGAATCAATCACATCGCCAAGCACATCGCGCCCCGATATGCGAAACAAGGTTCCGCTGCCTCGGTCTGCGCCAGCGGCCACTTCGTCAATGTGGCCCGTGCATACCGTCCGGTCATCAAGCAGGATTCGCACCTTCATTCCCGGTGCGAGCCTTCGCGAAACATCATCCGGGAAGTCGGGGTCTCCAACCTCAAACACAAAGTTGTCGGCAGGCGTCAAAAAGTCAGAAAAAAACGTGTAATTGTTCCATCGATCCACGTTGACGTTCAAGTCTTCGATGTGAATCGTGCATTCCTCGGAATCAGCGGGCATGATTTACTTGCACACTAGAGGTCGCCAACAATCGGCGACATGCCGCCGGTATTGATTGCCACGGCCACCGGGTTCACATCACGCTTGTAATAACGGATGAACGTGCCCTTCTCGACAAAGAAGACGGACGTGATGCGGGGGTTTAGTTCCAATAACCAACGCACCTCGGTTTTGAGATCGGAAGCAAGGTTGGCCACCGTTGTCTGCGCTGGAACAATGTAGATAGACACATCTTTGGTGACGCCGGCGCCAAGGAGTTTGAGCCTGTAGAGCGCGTCTCGCAAACGGTTGACGGGCTCTTTTACGGTCCAAAGTTGCGGATCCATGAGTGAGGACGTCGACTCGTGAATCACGTTGAGCCGGTAGGTCAGCCGGTCAATCATGGCCACGTTCTGCTGTATGAACAGGCGCGACTGGTCCATCACCGCCGCAATCTTTGTCATTGCTTCAAAGATGCTGATTCGATCGTCAGGGTCGACCTTCTTGAGCGCTGGCGTGATGGCAGGATCGTTTAGTGTGGAGGCCGCTTCAAGTGCCGCATTGAGTGGGGACGGCATCGCAAACGCTGCGCGAGCGGCGATGTCATCTTGAGGCGCTTCGATCCATTCGGCAGAGACGTCTTCGCCTGAGCGCGCGTCGGCCCGCAGGTTGGATGTGCAGCTTACAGGCTTGACGATGATGTCGCCAAACGACGGGCAGCTCAGAACGCCAGCGGTGCGGTCCGCCATCGACGACAGAAACGCGCGATGATGAGCTGGGTAAAGCTCGGGCCAGTTTTCCGTGACGTTCGTTGCAATCCCTCTGTAAAACGGGATGCTTGCCGAAAACGTCATCGGGTTTCGGCCCGTTGATTCTACCCGAGCGCCGTCTTGGTCGGGCCGTTTGTGTTGCGCAATGTCGTGCGAGATTTGGATACGAAAATCCGTGACCGGAAACGACACGTCACGGAACTTCGCTTCTAAAAGCGCAACTCGGAAAAATTCGGCCATCGGTTACCTGGACGAGTTCCAGCCGCTCCGAAGCGGTCCAATCATGGGGTAGTTTGACGGAATGACAGTCGGCGTAAATCGCATACCAAGCGGTACACCACTGTCTTCAGGGTTGCCATTTTTGTCAGAGATAGCAATCAATACATTTGAAAGCTCTTCGATTGATAATTGAAGACTTTTTATCGCTACCTCTTGCGGCGTTCCGGCCGCTTTGACAACACCATTGTATTCGCTGAGGTCACCGAAATCCTTGAGAAAGTAGTACGCTTTTGCAATGGCGCTCCCTTGGTTCTCCTTGACCTCAGACTGTTGATCGATCAGACCAAACATTCTTTGAATTTCGCCCTTAATCTTGTTTCTTAGCTCGATCGCCTCTGGGCTTTTTGGATCTTTTATTTGGCTTGCTTCGCGCCGCAATTCGCGAACAGACCCAAAACCAACATCCGCCACTCTTCCTGACTTTTCTTCGTCATCCAATAAGTCCATGTTGGCTTTTAGAGCCAATGCTCCAGCCGCAGCTCCAACCGCAAGCAGAGCACCAACTGTGACGGTGGCCGCAGTACCAAACGCCGCCACACTTGCCGCCGCACCTGTCGCCGCCGCCGCGACCGCTTCCTGACCCGCAACGGCCGCACCTGTCGCCGCCGCCGTTGCAGCAAATTGCTTGGCCACATGAGCCGCTACCCATTCGGCGGTCTTTTTTGCCATGAACGCGGACACCGCGACACCCGCCACGTCGTAAGCGATATTCCCGCCCACAAACCCGGCAGCCGCCGTCTTGGGGTTTTCGATGATAAACGAGGCAACCTTTGCCAACAACTCGACCAGTTTTACAATGTCAGGAATGGCTTCCTTTAGCTTTGGAAGCAACCGGTCCAGCACAGGCATGATTTCGTTCGCGAGCTTTTCGCGAAGCTCGTTCATCACCATTGCCATACGGTTTGTGGCGTCTTGTATCTTGCGGGCAGCATCAGCCTGTATTTCAGCGGCCGTCATGGTGTCGTCCGCAAAGTAGCTTATCTCGTCCTCCAAAACCTTAAGAGGGTTTTTGCCTTGTTCCAGCGCATCATTGTACATGGCCTCAAGGCCTTCGAGAGCCCTAAATCCCCTTATGTTTTTGATCAACTGACGCGTCTGTACTTCGGCACCACCCGATTTTTGTATAAGCTCAATCGCAAGCTGTGAGATTGGGCGAAGCTTGTTGCTGTTTGGTTCATACGGATTGATTCCAGCTTTGATTAGAGCAGCGGAGTTTTGAACAATCGACTCCCCTATTCTCGGCAGAGCAATCATGATTTCCGCCGGTGTTGTCGATGACGATTTGTTTGCAGCAATTTCTGCAAGTGCCAAAAGCTCGCGTAGCGCCTTGTCTTTGTCCGCGTATTTCAGTGAAGGACCAACAAGGCGTCCTCCGTATTGCGCAAATTGGGTTATATCTATGGACCCTTTGCGACCTACGCCGGCGGCTTTGGCAATAACTTCTTGAAGGGCGGGAAAGTTACTTTCCAGCGATGGTTCCGCAACCAGACGTGCGGCCATTTCGGAAATGGCACCAATCGGCACCTGCGTGGCCAATGACACTTGGCCCATGTAGCGCAGAAGACCCTGGTGCTTCTCCGCCTTTCGGACGCCGGCAATGTCAATAAAGTGCCTGTAACCCTTCAATAGCTCAAGAGGGTCTAAACCTGTCTCTGTGCCGATTTCCGCAGCTTTTTTGCGCAGCTCTTTTCCTTTGATTTGACCTTTTGTAACAAGTTCAATTCCCGTAGCCTCGCTCTCCTGCGAGGCGTACCGCTCAACGCTATCCGCGACAGAGAACCCGCCAAGCACGCCGGTTACAAGGCCACCCACGCGGGCGATGGTGCCGATGCTGTTTTGAACGCTGCTTTTGACTGCGCTCGTGTAGCTTTGCACCTTGGCAAGCAGCTTGGATTCCGCCACGCGGCGCGCTTGCTCGGTTTGCCGGTGAATGCGCGCTTGGTGACGATCTTCGGCCGCTAGGCGCTGTTCCCAATAGCGTTCGTAACGGCGCCTTTCTGTATCTTGCGACTTGTTGCGAAGCGCCTCTTGTTTGAGGTACGCGTCTGCCTCGCTTTGCGCCGTTCTTTTTTGAATATCCTCAAGGCGCTTTTGCCCGTTTTTGGCAATCTCTTGCTGTCGCTTTGCTTTCTTTTCCTCTAACTCGCGCTCTTTCTTCTCTTTATCTTCACGGTCGAAAATGGGCTGAAAAAGTTTCTTGTATTCGCGCTCACGCCTTGCTTCTTCACGCTGTTCCTCCAGCGATTTAGCGGCGCCCGTTTGCAGGAAGTCATGAGGGAGCTGGCGGTTTGCGCGATCTACCTTGAGTTTGTCAGCGGCAAGCCGAGCTTTTGCAAACAAGTCTCGGCGATCTTTCTCGTCAAGCTGCCGCGAAATCGCGCTGGCTCTGGCGGCGTTGTCGCGATCTCTTTGCGCCTGTTCGCGCAACTGCTTTTTTGCGTCCGCCTTTTGCTGTTTACGCTTGGCATCCGCCTTTTCGCGCTCCTCGTTTTCGAGGTATTTCCTGGCTCCCTCTTCGAGCTTTTGTTCGTTTGCTAGGTAATCGTCGCGGAGCTTTGTAACTCTCTTGCTACCCTGAACGTAATCCCTTGCCTTCGCCTGGTAGTTTTTGAACTCCTCGGGCAAGTAGACAAGCTGGTTTTGAGCCTTGAGGCTTTTGCGGACCGAGTTGCGCTCACCCGGCTTCAACGCCTGCCAGTCGCGCATGGCCGCAATCTCTTGCAAATCAAAGGGCGCACTGATGACACTCAGAGCTCTAGGGTCACCACCAAACCTTTTTTGAAGGTTTGCATTTCCCGCGATAGCCCGCGCGAGCGACGCCTGCTGTTGTTCCGGGCTTAGCGCACGAAACTGGTGCATCGCGATAAGGCGGCTCATCCGAACGCTTCCGCGCTGAACGGCCTTTACGCGGTTTTCTTGCTCGGCTTGCGTGGTCGCCGTCTTTTGTTTTTCGGCGTTGGCGTGAGCGGCAACCTCGTCGCTTACAACTTTCTTCTTCTTTTTGCCGCTTGCTTCGGCAACATTGTCACGCTTGGTCTGTTCGGATTGCGTGACTTGGGTAAGGTCTTTTTGGGCCTTTTCTTGCGTTTCGGCAGACTTCTTGTGGACGTTGGCGACGGCCGCCGCTTTTTTCATCTCATCGGCTGCTTGCCGATTGATAGCGGCCTCCACGTCCCTTTGCGCTTGAATGACGCTACGGAACGCTTCAAGGACGTTCTTTATGCCGCCGACTTGAAAGTCGACGCGAATGGGAGAGGCCACTTGGAAGTTTCTCTAATCGCGCTTTTTAGGAGTCGTCTTCCGCAATCTCAGCTTCCATCTTTTCGATTTCGGCGGCAAGCAATCCATCCGAGAATTTGCCCGTCAAGTAAGGATGCAGTTGCTTGGCCATAGAAAGCACTAGGGTTGTCAACGCTCCCCAGGAGAGCAGCTCTAAAGGGGCGGAGGTGCCCCCCTCCGCGAGCACCTTGATCCACGCTTCCACTTCATCATCACTCATCCGGGAGACGATGGGACCAAGCTCCCGCTGCACCGTGAGGTAAGCGTTGAACAAGACGCCAACCTCGTCGCTTGTCAGCCCGGATTGAATCTCGTGGGGCGTACGAAACGCTGACTTGCTTGTGTCCGCCGGGTCTTTGCACGCACGGAACAAGATTTCGACGGCGGCAAGATTGTTGTAACAATCTTCATACCCGACGCGCGCATCTTCTTTTTTGGGGATGTCTGCCCCTAACAGTTTGCGCGTGCGCCGCTCTGCCTCGGCCGCCGCCACGTTCATCTCTTCCTGACTAAGCACCACAAGCGCGACTTCGGCGACTGGCTTTCCATCCGGCCCTTTTCGGGGGATGTCGGTGATGCGATGAGGCCTTGTGGTGCTTGTGAGCTTGAGAAAGAGATCGGACGCGGCGACGTCCTTGGGAGGCAAATTCATTTAGGTATTACGTCCAATCGGCATATTCACCCATAAACTCAAAAGACAGTTTTGCTTCGGAGTTTACGGAGTGGCTAAAGTCGTCTTTGGTAATGAAGCCTTGAGACGACAGGCTTCTTCCCGCAGCGCGAATGGTGATGGTGACGGCCTTGGTGGTGTTCATGTACTGGGCCGGGTTCATTTCAAAATCCGTCGAGGGCACGGCCGATTCGACAGAGATTTGAAGCTCGCGTGAGCCTTGGCTCATGCCAGCAAATCCGCGCGCCACGGTGTTGACGGGTTGGGCCTTGGTGTCGCGCGTCACTTTGACAGACGCTTCTTCCATGAGCTTTTTGCCATCGATGAAAACTTCCGCAATCGTGTATAGCTGAGTGCTCATTAGCCCACCTGTGCGATGTCGGTTGTGAACTGGTCAGCAATATCGATGATGTCCAACTCGACGCGGGCGCCCATTCGCGACGTTGGATTGCCGGCGCGCTCAACGACGAGATTCGCGAGCGTTTGATTCACGTTCTCGATTCGGTCTTTCGCTTCGTGGTTGCGAAGGAGGGCCGCAAGAGCCGCCTTGAACATGGAAGGCGTCACAACGTCGGGGCCTGGCGTGCGTTGGCCGCTGACAGGATCGTTGCCAATTTTTTTGCCAGAGAATTGCTGATTGACGATGGCTTCCCAATCGTCGGCAAAGAAGTCCGCATACGTGACCTTGTGCGCGGGGCGTATGCGGTAATCGGAAAGAAGTCCGGTTTGGCAGTACGACGTGATGCGCGAGACGAGGTAAGTCTTTCCTCGTGCGCTGGTTGCAATCGGGCTTACGCCGTTGTTGAGCGCGGCGACGATTTCGGCGCGGGTAAGCGCGCGGCCACTGCGCGGAGCTTTGATGTCCCACGAGGCTGCCGTAAGGGCGTCGAGGCCATATCCGCAGAAGTTTGCCCTCGGTTCTGCTTGCCCCTCCTCAAACGAGTAGACGCCGACAGCGGTGGCGGCAAGCTCCTCTGGGCGGCGATCGCTTTCAGGGAGCCACACAAATTCGGCGCGGGCGTGGTTGGTGTTCTTCGCAATCGTGGTCGTGAACGCTTGCGTGTCGTTTGAGCCGACAAACACGCGCTGGCGAACGCCGTTGATGGGAAGAGCCATCTCATCGACTTGCGCCATGAGGGCCGCAAGGCTTGAGCTAACGCCCTCTCGTGCCGATTGCTCGGTGACGATGTAATAGAACTTGTGAGGTTTGATTGTGGCGAGGGCGCCCGAGTAATCCACCGACGTGCTGTCACCACCCGCAAGCGCGGTGGGAGCGGTGGGCGTCACGGTGAGCCCGGACACGCCAACAAGAGTGGCGTTGTAATAGGAAAAGTGCGCCTGGCTACCTTTGACCTTGTCGGTCAACGTCACCGTGCTGCCCGACACAGCGGCGGTGACGCCGAGCGAAGAGATAGCGTTGATGGCGGGAGCGACGAGCGCGGCGACCGATGCCGCAGATGCATCCTTTGCGATGCTGATTTCAAAGGACTCTTCGTCGACGAACACTTTGAGTGTTCCGGCAGTCGAAGCCGTACCTGAAAAAGTGATGGTGCCGGTGGCTGCTGCGCCCGAAACATCGGCCGGGCACACAACGTTCACGCGCGCCGACGGGTTCACCTTCACGACGCGGCGCCACATTCGGTGCGCCGGGGAGCCTGCGCCAAAAAGGGCGATGGCGTCACCTTCGGTCGTGAGCGAAGGGATGCTCGACGGACCGTAAATCATGGTGTTGGTTGTGGCGGAACCTGCCGCCGATTTTCGTGCGACAATCAGAATGTCGCGCGCTGCCGACGCGCCGGCTGCCTGCCCTTGCGCAAACCCGACGTAGACGTAATTCCCTGGGACCGGATCGTTTGCCGTGAGCCCAGGCAAAGTAATTGTGCTCATTCTTTAGCCTTTTGGGTTGGGGGGTTCAAAAGCGGTTTGAACGCAACACCGCACGCTTCAGCGGTGGCCTGGTCGCAAGGCTCCAAATGACCTTCGCGCACGGCTCGCACGTATTCGGAGCGGGCAGGTATTTGTGAGGGTTCGGTGCGCGCTCGCAGCGCTGGCGATCCGTCGATTTCGCACCATTCGCGACCGACAAAGACGGGCGGACTCACTTTGATGTGTTCAAAACTCGTAACAAGCCCGTTGCCAACTGCGCGCACGAGAAGCGTTTTTGCTGCCACCACCAAACCTCACTTGATAATTTTCAAAGAACGTTGCGTGCACTCTGCACACATCACGTCAGACAAACGAAAGGCGAGACATGACCGTGTGGAAGTCATGCCCCGCCTTCGTTGTCAGGTCGCTATCAGGCGGCCTTCTTGCCCTGGTCGATGATGGACACGAACAGGTCGGTCGCGTTCATGGCAAAGCCCACGAGGATGAGGTTTTTGCCAGCGCCCGGCTGAGTTGTTCCGATGCCGCCGCCGTCCTGCACGTAGTATTTGTCGCCAGCGGTCGCGCCGGAGAGAACCCCGGGGCAAACGCCGTGGCTGACGACCTTGGCCGTGCCGCCGGAGAACGCGCGCACAACGCCGGTCACCCAGCGCTTGCTGTCATCGCCAGCATCGGCCTCGCCAACGGCGTCATTGCCCGAGTGGTAGACGGCGTCGCCGGCCGCCAAGCTGGAGCCCGAGAAGGCTGCCTCGATGCGCTTGTGCTGGTGAAGCGACGTTGCATCCGACTCGATGCCAGCGGTGAGGGTGCCGAGGTTGGCGGCGGTGACGTCGGAGGAGACGGCCGAACCGGCAATCTTGAACAGCGAAGGAACGCCGGTGACATCAAGGCCCGAAGCGCCCTTGCTGAGACGGTCCGCGCTCGCGAGCTTGAGGTCGAGCTTGCCGGACGAGAATTGCAAACCGGGGTCGGTGGCGAGGTCGACAACGAGCTGATTGGAGCCGTTGACCGCGATGCCGTCGCCTTCGAGGACGTTGAGCGTATTGCCGCTCTTTTCGAGGGCGATTCCAGGAAGCACAACGCCAGCGCTGGAGAACTGCACCCAGGTCTGAGCCGACGTGCCGAGCGTGAACACCTCGTCGCTCGTCATGACCCAGCCAGTGTCGTGATAAGCGGTGCCCTCTTCGACGAAGCAGAACGCGCCAGCGTTCAACTCGGCGGAGGAGTCGGCGTCATCCGAACGCGACCATGCGCCAGCGGCGGCAACGTAGATGCCGTTGTCGGCGGCGGCGGTTTGGCCGGCGACGAGAACGCGGTCACCAGCAACAACGCTGACGCCGTCGATGGTCTGAGCGCCGCTCAGCGTGATGTTGCTAACGGCAATCGCGCGAACCGATTGCTTGAAGTCGAGGCCGGTCTTGACGGC